TAACATTTCCCGTTGCTGCGGCGACAGGATTTGATGAATTATTTGTATCTCCTTCAGCAAATACCGGACTGCCTACTGTGAGAAGACAGACAAGGAGTTTGTAGTGGAGTTTATTGTATAGTTTCTTGTGGTATCCCATTGTTCTACGACGCCGGCAGCTCTAGTTGTTGTTTCTAATACCCAAGGATCAGATGCGTTGGTAACAGTAAATGTTGTACCAGTTCCAGATATATCGGCTGAGGGTGTTATGTTTGTTCCAGACCAAGTATTTACAGCAGCTCCGAACACCTGACGTTGCTCTACCTCAGTTATAGTCTGAGTTGTAGTCGTGGTGCTATTCATCGAACCTGTAGTAAATTGTGGCGTAACTGTATTGGCTCTTGCTATGCTGGGTGATAACAAAGCTAAAAGCAGAATTAATTTTTTCATACTTTTGGTTTGTCTTTTTTTACCATTGGGCAGTTTGTTGGTGTTTTGCTATTGCCGTTTTTTCCAGTCGTCAAACCGAATGTGGCAAGTGCGCCAGTAAATACGCTGGCGACGAAAGTGATATCTGAGTTACCAGATTTTTTTACCATAGGAATGTCAACATAGTTCATAGTAATAATAAAACCAGACCAGACAACTACGCCTAATCTAACTACTGTTCCCAGAAATTCTATTTGATGTTCTTTGTCTTCGGCTATATCTTTTACTTTTCCTAAGAAACTTTTTTCTTTGACTGGCTTATCTTCTTCCATGTTGTTTTAAGTATTGGTTTCATAGCAGTTACAACATATTTAAAAGCTGCTGTAGCTGTAAGTGTAGCTGCTACTGACACAACCGCAGTTGTGGTAGCCGTTACTAAGATCTCAGTCTCAGGTACCGGCATTTGTTTATCTGTAAAAGGTATGTCTACCTTTCTCATTCCGGGAGATTCCGGCTCTTTTTCAGAGGCAGTACCTTCAGGTTCTTCTTCTGCTTGTAAATCACTAGGAGGTACAACCATAGGAATGTAAGAAGGTACGTCTGCTGTAGGTAAAGGTATAGATATTGTTTTTAAAGGTATTGGATCAGGCAACAATATTTGTGGTATTTCCACTTATTGTAGGAATGCCGAATCCTTTTTAAGTTCAGTTATTTTTGCTTCGACTTCAGCAAATGTATATTGCGTTGAATCTGCTGGAATTGAATCCTGAACTAATTTTATATGTGCATCTATTTTAATTTTTTCAGAATCAGTTCCACCACTTACAAAAGGGTACATAGCAGCAATTGAATTTTCTGGTAATGGGTAAGCAAGACTTCTTGCTATTTTGTAATCAAATTTTTCTTCTGTTACTGCTGGTATATCATCACCAACAGTACCAGTGTCATTTTTTTTATAAGGAACATCATCAATTGCTACTTCTGTTGGAGTAATTGGTTTAGTTCGTTTTATAAGGTCTGCATAATAAGCTTTATCTGCTCCAGCAATTGTTGGGATATTAAGTTTTACCCCGTCTTCGTAGGTCACTTCTATTTTGTAAGTGTCTACATTTGTAATTGTAAATTTCATAATTTAAGTTGCACCATTAATAGTTCCACTATTGTTTAAAGTTCGAGAAGTTCCAGTTATGGCTGCTCCGGCTGCTCCTCCAGTTCCACCAGTACCTTGGCTTCCTAAAGCAGTAGAACCAAAATTTCCATTACCACCATTTCCTCCAGCATTACCAAAAGTACCACCGTTACCACCGTTACCACCATAATTTTGATAACCTGATCCAGTAGATCCACTAGAACCGTTTGATTGAGATTGGTTGTAACCTTGTCCAGTACCTCCAGCACCACCAGCAGCTCCTTGAGCAGCTCTAGTACCATAATGGTAGTAAGTTCCTCTTGATGAACCTCCACCACCACCTCCACCACCGCCACCGCCGCGAATAGAACCAGTGTTGTTTATTGTTGGACTGCCAGATTGAACTAGGATAGCTGTTCCACCGTCTGTACCGTTTCCACCGTTTGAACCATTAGCATTACCGCCAAAGTGTCCACCAGCACCACCAGCACCATTAGTTCCGTGATGACCTTCGATTGAGCCAGCAGTATTTATAATTAAAGTTCCTCCCATACTACTGTTTACAGTTAATGCTGCATTTCCACCGGTACCACCTATAGTCACGCCACTATTAATGACGTAAATTTTAGGAATTGCAGAAGTCCAGTTACTGCCAAATTCAGATGATAAATTAATGTTTGTACCACTAGATGATCTAGTAACAGTAACCTGATTAGCCGCACTATAAAATTGACTGATAGATATAGCTCCACTAGAAGGTACGTTAGGAGCACCTCCTGATGTAACCCCTGCACTACCACCAGCATAAAATTCAGAAAGAGAGTGAGGTTGAGAATCTCCAAATTCTGTTCCAATTTGAGCAAGAGTGATTTCTCCAGAGCTTTGTAATGGCATTATTTACCTCCTTTTAGTTCGTCTACTTCTGCTTTAAGTTCTTTAATTGCTTCAATTAGAATAGAGGTTAAAGCATGATAGTTAACTGATAAGTGACTATCTCCACCTTTTAGTGACTGTACTTCTTTTACAGCTTCAGGTAACACTTCTATTACGTCTTGAGCTATAACACCAGCACTCGGTGTATTATCTTTTTTCCAATCAAAAGTTACACCGTTTAATGCTTGTACTTTGTCTAATGCATTAGGTACAACTTTTATATTTTCTTTTAATTTTCTATCAGAACTAATAGTTGTTGAATAAGCTGTAACGTTTCCATCTGCATGGAAGTCACCATCATTTTCAAATCTAAATTCGTTGCTGTTATTTATATAAAGATCACAATGGGTATTGTTTGAAAATGCAAAGTAGTCAGTACTATCACTTCCAAGTCGTCCAGTACCAACGTCTACATGTGCTGGAGTTAAAGTCTGTCCGTTTACTAAACTAACTATTTCACTAGCTGATTGGTCGGCAGTTGCTGAAGCTTCTATTCCGTTTAACTTAGAATGGTCAGCATCCGTAAATACATTACTGTCAGATGCAGCTTCAACAGCAGCTCTAATCTCAGCGTTACTTTGATCGGCTGTAGCTGACGCTTCTATGCCATTTAGCTTACTGTGATCTGCGTCTGTAAATACATTACTATCGGAAGCAGCTTCTACGGCTGCTCTAATTTCTGCATTACTTTGGTCGGCTGTAGCACTTGCTTCAATACCGTTTAGCTTACTATGATCAGCGTCAGTAAACACGTTACTGTCAGAAGCTGACTCAACAAGTGTACGTATCTCAGCAGCAGTCTGGTCAGCAGTAGCTGATGATTCAATACCGTCTAATTTAGTACCGTCAGCAGCTACGTCTCTACCGTCAACTGTTCCTGTACATGTGATATTTCCTATTACGTCAATACCAGCACCAACGTCTAGGTTGCCAAGTACATCAACGTGTCCATCAGAATTTATTTGTATTCTGTTTGTTCCATCGGTTTGGCTAAAGACCTGAAACATCCCTGAATCATTTATAAACGCATAGTCTGGGTTATTATTTGCATCATAAAAGTTAAGTCTAGGTCTATTACCACCAAGAGTTACATCACCATTTAGGTTAGCATTTCCAGTTGTAGTTATAGTTTGACTTCCAAAGTCAGGAGATATTTTAGTTCCAGCTATTGCAGCAGATGCGTTAACGTCTGCGTTTACGATTGTTCCGTCTACTATGTTTGCACTAGCTACGGTTACGTCTGTTGGTAAAGCTCCACCAGCAATCTTAGTTGTTGCTATGGAATCTGTACCTAATTGTCCAGCGATATTAGCGGAAGATACGTTTGACATATCTTCTCTTGCTAGTGGTCTACCACCAGCCTGTGAACCATCATGTACGACGGCTGTATCTTTTGTGGTATCTATAGTTACTTCGCCTTCGGCACCAGTAAATGATGCGTGTTGCGTTGTAGTACCACGCCTTAGTTTTAATAATTTTGCCATTTAAAGTGTACCGAAATCTATTTGTAAGTTGTTTCCACTGACTGTCCCTACCTCAGTAAGGTTCTTATCGTTACAGTCCAGATGATTTGCTAACGCCGGGTTAGCGTCATTAATTAATCCAGCAATACCGGGAGATATTCCTACCCATGCAGAGCCGTTATAAAAGTTAAGTATGTTAGCTGTTGTACTAAACCAAAGATCTCCTGCTGAAGGTGATGATGGATTACTGCTTTGAATTGAATATTCGTCTGCATACCTATTAATATTTGATTCAGAACCAGCAACTGTATTTATATTTGTAGCGTTAGCAGCTACTGCATTTATATTTGTTGAGTTACCAGCTACAGCATTAATGTTGGTTATGCTGTCAGATACTGTTTTAATAGGATCATCTTTGACAGTTATGGTGTTACCCATACCGCTATGGTTTGTACAATAATATATAAAGGATGTTGGCTGTGACTCAGGTACTACAAGTTGGACTTTTGCACCAGCTTGTCCTTGAGTGCCAGTAACAGTAACACCAGTATTATAAGCACTACCACCACTAGAAAAACGTAATGGATGGTTTGCGTTTGATGAATCACTTACGTCAAATGTATATGTCCAGCCTTTATATAATGTTAAAGCTGGTTTACTTACACCGTCTACAAAATATGCACCACTAGAAACAGTAATAGCAAAAGTTATTTCATCTTCTAAAGCATCTGCAACTATATCTAATGAACCATTAGAACTTCCTGTTGATGCAGCATCAGTGATAAGACCTAAGTCCTCTGAGTATGTTATGGCTCCAGAAACAATAGCTACGTCATCTAAAACTGATTGGGCTGGTGTAATGATTGCCCATGAACTACCATTCCAAACTCTTAGGTTTCCGTTACTATTATCAAACCATAAATCTCCACTAACTAATGAGTTACCATCTACTCTTTGTGTAGGAGCACTATTAGATATCTGATATAAATCAGCAAAATTATTAATGTCAGCTACGTTTGCACCGGCTGCAACAATATTAGTTATGTTGGTTGCAACTGTTGTTACTTCAGTAGCTTTAGGAACTAATCTGTGAAAAGTATAGGTATTAAGTGTTGATGTAGATTCAACTAATAATCCAAATCCACTTGGTAAATCTAAAGAAACACCAGTAATAGTTACTGTGCTATTTCCAACTGTACCGTTAGCAATAGTTACAGTGGTACCACTTCGTGTATATCCCTGTGACAAAGCACCAATACTCATTATTGCAGCTTGTCCAGTACCACCTTGAGGGTTTGTATTTGGGAAACTTGTCTCGTTAGCAATAACGGTGAAACCACCTATATCATCAACAAGGTCAATGATTCTTGCATTGATAGCAGCAGTTGTAGCTACTTTGTCATCTGCATTAGACCATGTAACTCCACTAGCAATAGTTTCTGAAGAGTCCTGTCTAAGGAATAAAGCTTCAGCTTCTGTTTCTGTGTAGTATCTGTTGTCTAGTTGTCCAGCATTTAACTCTGTTTCTGTGTAATATCTGTTGTCTAACTGACCGGCATCTAGCTCAGTTTCGGTGTAGTATCTGCCGTCAACAGCACCACCAGTTATTTCAGATTCTGTAAAATATAAATTATTTAATTGACCACCGTTAAGTTCTGCTTCGGTGTAGTATCTATTATCTAAAGTTCCTGACACTATTTCAGAATCACTAACAGAATTAGCTTGTATATGTTCAGCTCTTACAGCATCATCAGCTAATTTTGTACTATCTATAATGTCAGCTTCTAAATGAACTCTGTCTATAGATCCATCTACATACTGGTTACTATCCACTGAGTTAGCTGACATATGAGAAAGATCAACTGACCCTGATGTAATATGTTCTGAATCGACAGCATTATCAGCTAGTTTTGTACCGTCAATAATGTCAGCTTCTAAATGAACTCTATCAATACTTCCGTCTACATATTGGTCACTGTCAACTGAGTTAGGTGACATGTGAATTAAATCTATACTTCCGTCTACATATTGATCGCTGTCTACTGAGTTAGCAGACATGTGCTCTAAATCAATCGAACCCGATATATAATGTTCAGAATTAATTTGGTCATCAGCTATTTTAGCACCTGTAACACAATCTGCTCCAAGAGCTGTATTGTCTATGGAACCAGCAGCATAGTGTTCTGTATCTAATGAATCTGCTACTATATGTTCAGAGTCAACACTATCGTCAGCTATTTTTGTACCATCAATAGCATCAT